AGTATTTAACATCAGGAAAAATATAATGGATGATATAAACAAACAAAGCAAAAGATTTTACGAAATCATAGATGTAATTAAAACATTACACGATAAAAAACGACATGATTATGGTGCAAATGAGGATATCTTTGCTAACTTTAGACTATCAGAGTTATCAGGTATTCCTGCTTGGCAAGGTTCGGTTGTTCGTATGGGTGATAAGTATGCTCGTATAAGTAATTTTATTAAAAAAGGTGAATTTAAATTTAAAGAAGAAGGTATCAAAGACACTTTAATGGACATGGCGATTTATAGTTTAATTACTATGATACTTTTTGAGGAAGAAGAGGAGAAACATGACAAAGATAGTTGATATGGGTAGAATAAATGAGGGTGATGATACAGCCTTAGAAGGCACAGGTGTTGTTAATTCAGATAGACCTACAACAGTTGACGCAAAAGAATTACCTGAAGGCACTATGATGGAGATAACACAACCTGGAACAAACAAAAAATTTACATATCCTGCGATGGCATTAGCAGGTGGCGATTATCATAAAATCATACAAGCGTCTGATGGTTTACTTTCCGAAGAAGATATTAAAAGATATTATGATACTGTTATGAAGATGGACTGGCAAGATGGTTGGTACTCATCTGATAAAATGAAGAAAGAAGCAAAGACACCAGGATATAAACATATTCATTTAGGCGGTAGTGATACCGAAGAAACAGATTATGAAATAGAACAAGATTGGGTTAAAGAGATATGGGATAAAGTAGATCCTGAAAATGTAAAATTACTTAGACACTATCTTAATGGTCATCATGCAAATCAATCAGGCGGTATTCATCTTGATGGTTGGACTGGCGATCAATATACAGTTATCGTTTATCTTACACCAGACTGGACACCAGATGATGGTGGTTCGATAGAGTTTTGGACACCTAATCTTACAGACGAAATGAGAGCGATGGCAGTAAATACACCATATGGTTTCTCAGGTAGTTCAGAAATGAATATCGTTAAATCATACTGGCCAAAACCAGGTAGAGTTGTAGTCTTTGACGCAAGAATACCTCATGTTGCAAGGGCAGTAGAAGGTGATAAATTTAGAGTTTCACTAGTATTTAAGTGTAGAAAAGTAAACTATTAACGCTTGACAAAATGATACTGCTAGTATATAAATAGCAGTATGGCACTACTAAAAAAGACAGACTTTTTTGAAGCAGGCAAAGAAAAGACTGCTTCTGCAGGAAAATATTCAGGCAAAACTAGAAAACAAATAATTCTAGAAAAGATAAAAAATAAAGAACCTTTTAGTATAGGTACCACAGCAGGTGGACCTAAACTTATGGGTACATCTTTAGAAGATAAATCTTTTCCGTTTATACTTTCTACAAAATCATCAGGTGATATAGCAATCACAAAAATATTCAAAGATCCAGACTTTGGTGGCGGTGCTGGTTCAGGTGGTGGTGCTGAAGATACAAAAATTACAGAATCAGGTCAATGTTATTATACATCATTAGTTTTTAATATTATAAAAAGACCACTTAAAAAAACAGATTATACAACTGCTAATCTTAAAAAAGCAGCTAAGTTCGTACAAGCAACAATCAAGTTAGAAGATTTTTTAAAAAAAGGGCCACAAGATTGGTTTGACAATGACATATACGGTAGAACAGCAAACCTAATCTATCAAAAGTATTCAAGAAAATTTAAAGGACCAGTTTATTGTCATAGAGGTTCTGCATTTATGAGTGATGTGTATGCAGCCAAAAAATCAGTTATGAAAACTGATAAATTTTCAGCACCAGGATCATTCTCAGATGATAAATGGAATCCAGGTGATATATGGTTATCATCTTTACCACCCAATTCTAAACCTTTTAATAAGGCAACAACATGGGCAGAGTTAAATCAAATGGTATTAGAGAGTGCAGGTGAATTAAACACTAGTAGAGATACAACAACATTAGGAGTATCATTAAAGAAGTTAGGAGTATCAGGTAAAGTTGATACTTATAATAGTGCAAAAAGAAAACATAATGTCAATGTTAGATTTAAAAATTTCACATTTGGTAAATCAGGAGATTTTTTCAGTTCAATAGATGTGTATATAAGATTTGATGTTGCTGAAGTTCAGTTAAGAGCATTCAATAGTACAAGTGCATGGCAAGGTGAGATAAAAGGACTTGCGGCTGCAGGTGGTAAAATAGGTGGTGGTAATTTAAATTACTATCTAGAGAAACACGCTAAAAAATCAATAGGTTATCCTGGTGATAATAGGTCAAGAGGTACATCATGGAGCGAAACGCCTGCGAATAAAGTAGATATAAACAAAATGTATGCTCTGTATGTTAAATTTAATAAATTACAAACAGCTAAAATACCAACAGTAAGTTTATCTGAATTTAAAAAACGACTAAAAGAAAAAGGTGCTTCTTTTCAATTTTCAAAGAATATGTGTTTGATGTTCTTAAACTCTTTTTTAGAATCTACTCCGATCATTAAAAATAAAATATCTACTGAAATAGTAAGATATGCAGCTTCTAATACAGAAATCTCTAGTTTTTACATCAAAGTAAATTAACAAATTGCTTGACTATTATAAATAATAATATATAATATAAATGGAAAGAGTGTTAAATGCAGAAATTTCAAGATTACCTCGTAGAGGACAAAAATACACATCTTGAACATCTGGAAGACGAGATAATTAATAATGGAACTAAAGGTGCTAAAACCGCAATTGAATTTCTAAAGTCTATCAAAAAGATGTTACAAGGCAAAAAGGGGTCTACCGTATCCGTCAAATGGGATGGTGCACCTGCTGTATTCTGTGGTATCAATCCAGAGAACGGAAAGTTCTTTGTTGCTACTAAATCTCTATTCAATAAAACACCTAAAATCAATTATACTAATTCAGATATATCTAGAAATCACGGTGGTGCGTTAGCAGATAAACTAAAAGAATGTTTAAAGCACTTACCTTCTCTAGGTATCAAAGGCATTTTACAAGGCGATTTACTCTTTACAAGTGGTGATAAAAAGACTGCCACAGTAGATGGTACAAAGTCAATCGTATTTACACCAAACACTATATCATATGCTGTACCTGTTGTTAAGACAGGATTGTTTGGTAGTTCTCTTTACAATAATATTGATAAAGCAAAAGTTGGTATTATATTTCATACATCATATTCAGGTAGTACAATCGCAGGATTAAAAGCAGCCTTTGGTGCAAGTGTAAGTTCATTAAAGAAAAATAAAAATGTATTCTTTGATGACGCTAATTACAAACAAGCTGGTGTTGCATTTGATGACGCTGAAGAAAAGGCATTTGATAATATAATCAGAATGGCAGAGGGTTCTGCTTACAAAGCAGGTAAGTTTATTGACTTACTCAAAAAAGATCAAGGACCATTATCTCTAGGCATTCAACTAAAAACATTTTTCAATACTTACATAAGACAAGGCACAGCAATTACAAATACATCTAAGTTAGCAAATAATTTTGAAGTATATTTTAGAGGTAGAATTAAAAAAGAAATAGATAGTAAGAAAACACCAGCAGCAAAACAAAAGTATGAAGAAATACTAAACGCTGGTATCAAAATATTAAGACCAAACAAAGATGGTCTCTACTTTGCTATTGCAACATATATAACATTTCAATCAGCGAAAGCTGTATTATTAAGAAAATTAAATCAGATACAAAGTATCGGTTCATTTTTAAGAACTAAAGATGGATACAAAGTTACAAATCCTGAAGGATATGTAGCAATCAAAGGATCTGGTGCTGTTAAACTTGTTGATAGATTAGAGTTCAGTAGAGCAAACTTTAACATGGCAAAAGATTGGGTAAAAGGATGATAGATTCATTTAGAACATTTATTACAGCCGCACAAAAAACAAAGAAGTGTCCAGAGGGATATAGATTTGATAAAAGATTACAAGTTTGTGTGCCTATTGGAGTAAGTAGATATTATCCTTACTATGGTGCAAGAAGTAACGGAGATCAACAAACTGATACATCTAACGACAACAATCAGAACGGTAATGGATCTAATGGTAATAATCAAAATGGTAATGGTCAAAGTGGTGGTAATGGTAGTAATAATACAGGCAACGGAAATGGTGGTAACGGATCATGAAAAGTTTTAATCAATTTAAAGAATCAATCATTGATATACCTAGACGCACATATGCGCCTGGTGTTTTTGATGATGAAGATACAGACAATCCTAAAATAAAAGATAGTGTTTTAAGAATGATTACAAAACAGTTTCAAGAATTTGAGACTGAATATCCTATACTTAAATATTCTCTAATAGGTTCTATACTTACAAAAAGATATCGTAATGACGCTGATTTAGATATTAATGTTTTGTTTGATGTGCCAGAAGAAAAAAGAGAAGAAGAAAGATTACGACTATCTAAAAAATATCTATCATCTAAAAATCCTGATAACATACAAGGTAAACTAATACCAGGCACAAGACATCCTGTCAATTATTATTTTATTACAGATGAAGAAACTTATGACGATCAAAATAAAAAAGCAGACGCTGTATTTGATATCAAAGGTCAGTCATTCGTAAAACGACCAGAAGATTTTGAGTTCAATCCTAACTTATATATGAGAGACTTTCAAAGACAAGTTGACAAGATTGATATACTTAAAGGTGAATTGAAAAGAGATATTATAGATTATGATGAATTGACAGAATTAAAACCTGGTGAGATAAAAGATTTAGAAAAAAGAACAAGCAACAAACTTGGTGAGATAGAAAAGAGCATACAAGACCTAACAAACATAGGTGATAAAATTGATACTGAAAGAAGAGCTGCATTTGACACAGATATGACACCAGATGAAATCAAAACTTACAGTATTAAGAACAGATTACCTGCAAATGTAATCTATAAAATGTTAGAAAAGTATCACTATCTTAAACTATTGAAAAAATGTAAAAAGATTTTAGACGATGGTGAAGTTACAGATGATGAAATAGATTCGTTAAAATATGTTGATGACGCCCAAAGCGAAGCGAGGGCGGTTGGTGAGGCATTAAACAAAGACAGCACCTTGGTATTCGCCTTTGGAAGGTTCAACCCTCCTACCATAGGCCACGCTAAACTTATGAGTAAGGTGATAACTGAAGCACGAGGCAATCGGGCAAATCATGTTGTCTATGCTAGTGCCTCTACCGACAGTAGAAAAAATCCATTAGATGTAAATACAAAAGTTCGTTTTATGAAAAAGATGTTTCCACAAAATAACATCAAAGCTGCAGGCGGCAATCAAAGAACATTCATGGAGATATTAAAGTTCATGGATCGTATGTATGGTAATATTGTCATGATTGCAGGTAGTGATAGAGTTCGTGAGTTTCAAACACTTGCAGACAAATACAATGGTAGAGATTATAATTACAAGTCAATCAAACTAGTATCATCAGGAGAAAGAGATCCTGACGCTGAAGGTGTTACAGGTATGTCTGCTTCTAAGATGAGAGAAATGGCAAAGAGAAACGATTATAGAAGTTTTAAACAAGGTGTGCCTAACTTATCAGATTCAGATAGTAAACAATTATTTGACGCTGTTAAAAAAGGTATGGGTATCAAAGAAGGTATCGAGAGTTTTACTAACTTTTTAAATAATGATTTACGAGAAGAATATCATCAAGAAAAAATATTCAATGTCGGTGATATGGTAGAACATTTAGATGGCACAATGGGTATGATCGTAAGACGAGGCTCTAATTATGTGTCAATGGAAACTGATGATGGTCTTATTAAGAAGGCATGGTTGTATGATGTGCAATCACTAGAAGAAGGACCTAGAATACCTAGAAAGAAAGGTCAACCTGCAGGTTCAGATAAACACTCTGATTTATATACGGATGAAAATCCAAAAGGCACAATCAAAGGTTTAGGGTTTAAAGATGTAGAAACTGCAAAAGCGAGTGTAGCAAAAATCAAATCATCTGGTAAAACTCATGCACATAAGATACAGGCTGCGATTGCAATGGAACAAAGAGCAAGAGTTATGGGTAAAAAGGCAGAAGCCGCAGTATATCGTAAGTATATCAATCAAATGAAAGAGAAAACTAAGAGAATGAACAAAGAGGAAAGATTACTTGATGTTCTAGAAAAAGAGTTAAATGTAAAAGAATCTTACGAAATAGGCACAGATGAGTATGCTCAACACACAATGAAAATGACGCCAGGTCAACCTGTGCAGAATTTTAGAAAGATTACAGACAAAATTACCGATAAGGATCTTGAAAAATTTAAGAATGAAGATGAAACAATAGATAAATATAAGAAAAGATTTAAAGAAAACTGGAAAGTCGAACTAGACAAAGCAGTTGAAAGAATGAAGGAACAACTATAATGTATAGAAAAAGAATGAGAGAAGCCTTAGCAGAAGCAAGAGCATATAGAGATCCTCTTGAAGAAGCAAAACTGCCAAGACAACTAAAAGATAAGAACAAAGAAGCGATGGTTGCTAAAGGTGGAAAAACTATTGTTATAGATAAATCAGACTTACCAGTTTACATAGCAAAAGGTTGGCAACTTGCTGAAGAAACAATTAATGAAATGAATGCTGTTAATTATGCAAGAAAATTATCTTCTTATGCTGTTAAAAGAGGTGGTATTGATAAAACTTCTTTTATGAAAATTGCAAACAGTATGGCGAATGCAAACAATGATACAGATATTAAAAGAATTGGCAAACAAGTTGATGATATGGATACAGAACCAAGAGATTTAGTTAAAGGTTCTATTGCAATACATATGGGACCAAAGACATTCGAAAAAATGTTTGGTGATCGTTTAACTGCAAGTGATATAAAACAGTATAGAAGAATGACACCAAGTGACCTGGCAGAAGAAACAATTACAGAATTTAAAAGAATGAGTGTCTTTATACCAGACCCATTTAAAAGAGCAGCTGCAATAAGAGATATATCAAGATTTGGTGGTGGAACAGGTTTTAAAATTGATGTAGGTAGTAAAACAATTAAAGTAGATGGTAAAGGTAAAGACTTAAATAAATTTGCTATAGATTTAAAAAACTTCTACGGTGCTCAAATAAAAGCAGAATCAGTAGAATTAGAAGAAACATTTACTAAAAAAGATTTCAAAGACAACGAAAGAGATAACGAACACGGATTAAATGCAAAAAAAGTTGTAGATATGTTTGGCACAGGAGCAGAAAAAATGAAGATTGACGCTATAAATGCAAGACACAATATGAGAGGTTCTATTTCTAGGGAAGATCAAAGAACAAGAGATGCTATAGTAAACAAATATTATTCGAGGTTAAAATAATACCATGAGTATAAAGTTTTCAGATTTAAAAGAATTTACAGTAGCTCAACTAAAGAAGTTACAAAAAGAATACGAACCTTTACGAGGTAAAACTATATCAATACCTAATGCAAATAAATTAAGTGCTATGATGGATAGACTATCAAAAATGCAACTTAAAGTATTAGCTGCAGCAGATATACCATTCGTAACAACTAGTGCTATATCTAAACTTGTCATGAAACATGGAATGAAATTTACAGATTTTACTGCTAAACAACTAAACATGAGTGAGGCAGATGAGTTACAAACTGAGGCTTGTTGGACTGGTTATAAACAAGTAGGATTAAAAAAGAAAGGCAATAAAATGGTACCTAATTGTGTGCCAGAAAGTGTGGTTAAAGAAATGTTTGGAGACATAATAAACGAAATAAATGATTTAAGAGGATCTTTTTCAAATGCTCAATTAGAGAGAATGAAACAAGAATGGAAAAATAAACCTGCTTCTGCTTTAACACAAGGCGTTAAGCAAATGATTATGAACATGGACTCACCAACGAGAGCTGCACTAGAAAACGCAAAAATTAATCACATATCAAAATTTGCTGGCTCTACATTTGAACAAAAAGAAAGTGTTGATCCATCTTGTAAGATTTGTGAAGGCGAAGCTTGTCAATGTGCTCAAGGCGAAGATTTAAACGAAGCAAAAAATCTGAATGATCTTAAAAGGATGTTAGATAAAACTACTCTATTAACACCTAAAGAAAAGAAAGATATTCAATCTTTAGAAAAGTCTATGGGTTCAAAGGGTTATCAGAAAGTATTAAAACAAATGTTTTCAGAAGATATACAAGAAGGTATGGTCAAAAGAGTAATGCAGACTATACATGATAAACTTTCAAAAGAAGGTGGCGCTGCTGGGTTTGATGATTTAGCAAAAGAAGTAAAAAAAGAATTTGGTATTACTATCACTAAAGACACTCTGAAAAATATGCCTGGTGTCAAACAACACAGAGATGGTGATTACATATTAGAAGCAGACTTATCAAAATCGCAAGTTAAAATGGTTCATAAGGCTGCAGACAAAATGTCAAAGAAAGACTTTGTACAAAGATATGGTAAAGACGGTGATAGTGTTAGATATGCAACAGCAACTAACATGGTCAAAAAGAAACTTGGTATTGCAGAAATGACTAAGGAAAAAATCAATAAGGGAGAAAATAAAATGCAAGAACAATCTTATAAAGACAAGTTCAACGCTACCATGAAAGACTTTGGGATTAAATCCCTTGGCGATCTGAAATCTGATGACGAGAAGAAAAAGTTTTTCAAAGCAGTTGACGCTAAACATGACGCAAAAGACGAAATGAAAAAAATGAATGCTATGAAAATGAAAGAAGATGAAGTAGCACCAGAACCTATGAAAAAATTAAATGTAGGCGATAAAAAAGAAATGAAAAAAATGAAAGAAGAAGCAGAACCATTAACAAGAGACACTATGTCTTTGGCTGATAAAGATCCAATCAATGCTATGAAAATGAATGCTATGAAAATGCCTATCAGATCCATGAAAATGAATGCTATGAAAGATATGGATAGCAAAGATGAAATGATGAAAAAAGAGATGATGAAAAAAGAAATGATGAAGAAGATGGAAATGATGAAGGCTGAAACAGATCCAGAAAAGATGGAGATGATGAAGAAAGAAATCATGACAAACATGAAGAACATGGATTCTATGGACAAAGAAGAAATGATGAAGAAAATGGAAATGGCCATGAAAGAATATGGCACCATGATGGCGATGAAAATGAAAGAAGGATTTGCTTCTGACGCTCAAAGAAGGGCTGCGTTTGCAAGTGGTTACAAAGAAAAAGGCAAAGACAAAAAAGAGATGATGTCAAAAATGAATGCCATGAAAAAGATGAATTCCATGAAGAAAATGAATGCTAACGTAAACATTGACAAAGATGAAATGAAAAAGATGAATGCTATGAAGATGAAAGAAGCTTTAGGGCAAGAACCTATGAAGAAAATGGATTCTAAAGGCACAGAGGGTGGCGCTAAAACAGACGCTGATATGTCAAAAGTAAAAGACAAACAAAAACCTTTGATGGCGATGATGAAAAAAGAAAAGTATTTACCACTTAAAGCAGGTAGTATTCAGGCAGTAGTTGCTGAAATGCAAATGAAAGAACAAGAACTAGTTGAAGTAAAAGGTAATGAACTTGAAAAAATGATACAAGACTATTTAAGAAAAGGCGGAACAATTAAAAAACTTCCACCTGCATTAGCAAAAGGCATGAAACCATCTGAAATGAAACCACATGAGATTGGTAAAATGGGTATAATCAAGTCTATGAAAATGAAAGAAGTAAGAGAGTTTGTTGACACTTATAATAAACACTTCTTATTAAACTACAAAGCAGAAGAACTTATTAATGAAGTACAATAAAACATTCGCTGAAGCTCTTAGACAAGTTAGAGAAGATGGACATACTGATGTAGCATCAGCTATTAGATCGTGTAAAACGACAATAGAAGACGCTGGTCAAATGCTATCTAAACTACAAGGTATGAATCCTGAAGGTGATTTACCAAGTTGGTGGATGAAAAAGATTGCTGTTGCTTCTGATAGTATGAATAAACTAAGAGATTATCTTTTAGTGCCTTCAACAAATGAACAAAAAGAAGAACCTAAAGCAGAACCTAAAGAAGATAAATCTGCAGGTGAAATACAAACTCTTAAAAATAAGATTCAACAATTAGAACTTGAACTTAAAATAGAAAAAGATAAAACTGTTAAACCTGAACCTAATCCTGATACAGGTGAAGTGCCATTAAGAACTGGACTTGCACAAGCACTCTTAGATAAAAAAGATAAGAATAAACCAGAACTAAAGTCAACAGACAAAAAGAAATTAAAAATGAGTTTAGGTAAATCTAAAGTAGATGTAAATCCTGATGTAGAATTAGGTATATACTCTGGTGGTCAAAAAACACCTAACGGAAATCTACATTAAAGGATAGATCTCCATGAGAGATTACAAAGAATTTTACAGAGAAGCGAAAGGCGATATGCCTCGTATCTATGTTGATATGGATGGAGTGTTATGTGATTTTGTCTTAGCTGCAAAAAGAGCTACAGGGCAAGACTGGACAGGTTTACGATCTGGTCAAGATTGGGAATCCATAAGAAACACTAAGAATTTTTGGGCAAATATGCCTTGGACTAGAGATGGTAAACAACTCTGGTCTTATCTCAAACAGTATAATCCTCATATTCTATCAGCATTTAGTCCAGATGATCCGAACTGTAAACCAGGAAAGATGAGATGGTTAAGAAAAGAAGTAGGATATACGCAAAATTTTATGATAAACATTGTGAGGCGTAGAGAAAAGAAAGACTTTGCTATGAAAGGTAGTGATGTGGGTAAGAAACCTGCAATTTTAATTGATGACTATCCTAAAAATGTAACACAATTTAGGGCAGCTGGGGGTATAGGAATATTACATACGAGTACTTCATCTACTATAAATCGGTTGAAGAAGATTGGTTTTTGATAAATAGTAGCAGTTAATTAACAAAAGAAACTAACTTATTAATAAGGAGAGATAATATGCCTTTATGGGGAAATTCAGATGCCGTTGAAGCGAAACCTAAACACTTCACGGATGCTGAAAAATTAAATGTTTACGCAACTGAAAAAGGTTGGGTAAAGAAAATTACAGGAACTGGTGGACGTGCTGGTCGAATACAAGAAGAAGTTATTGTAGCGATTGGCGATTTAAATACCTCTCTAAACCTTGCAGACATTACAGCTATTGATTGGAACATTGATAGTTTTGATAAGTCTGATGGTGGAACACTAAGCGTAACAGTTACTTTCAACGAAGAAGTTGAAGTTGCTACCGACGGTGGTACACCACATCTTGCTGTTACAAATGGTAACCAAGGTTCAGGTTCAGGTCGTGGTCCACACAATCTATTATACGCAAGTGGTTCTGGCACAAACAGACTTACATTTGAACTTGCAATTGCAGCTGCTAATGCGGCAACAAATGCTTCAGATGTACTTTCAATCGCTGCTAACGCAGTCGCTTTGAATAGTGGAACTATCAATGAGAAAGCAACTGAAAAATTTGTTTTAGAAGAAGGAACAAATTCTGGAAGTGCTGACGAGTTCATAGAACTAGAGGGTGCTACTGCTGGTCGTATCATGCAAGAACAAAATACTGCTTCTACAATTACTAGTGCAACCGCTATCGGAACTGCTGCTGGTACAATTACTGTAGCTGCGTAATAAAAGTATTATAAATATTCGTATAGGGCATTAGTGCCCTATGCAATTGATCCCTTACGAGATAATATCAATGTATGGGCTAACATTCCCCGAATACATAAGGGGCTAAATAAATGGGAGAAATAAAATGGCTGATAAAAAAATCACCGCTTTAACTTCATTAGGAACTGCTACAGCAAGAGAAGATTTACTTCATGTTGTTGACGATCCTTCTGGAACACCGATTAACAAAAAAGTAACTATCGCTGAGATGGAAAATGCTCTAAGAGCACCTGTATCTTTAGCAGATACTGCTTCTATCACAGCAACTGCTGCTACTAACGCAGGAAGAACTAACGTATTTCCTGACACATCACAAAATACAACTGTAACACTACCAACACCAAGTGCTGGTCTGTCTTTCAGATTTATTTATGGTGGTGCAGCTGCAGACGCTACTGACCATATCATCAAAACTACTGGGAACACTTTGTTCTTCAAAGGTGCTTTAACACACCTAGATACTGACGGTAACACAAACGCTTCAGTATTTTCTGATGGTAACTCAAACAGCATACTAACATTAGCAACACCTCAATCATATGTTATAGACATTGTTGGATCTTCAGCAACTGTATATTTCATTTCAGGATTTGTTTCTGACGTTACTGCTCCAGCATTCTCTGACGCTTAATAATTAGAGAGTTGGTTACTTAAAACTTTTAGAGGGCCTTCGGGCCCTCTTACTTAATAGAATGGAGACGTTATGAGTATAACTAAAGAACAAATTGAATTGAGAAAGTCTAACTTAGAGAAAGACTTTCAAAATGTGAAACAACAAATTGAAGAAGGTCAAGTCAAGATTAATACTATGAGAAATAACTTGAATGCCTTGGCAGGTGCAATACAACAATGTGATGTATTCTTAAAAGAGATTGCAGACAAAGACGCACCAATGCCAGCAGAAAAACAACAAGCTCTTGATATTGCAACTTCATAGGAGAAAAGATTAATGGACAAACTAACACAGGAAGAATTAAACGGTCTATCGCCAAGAGCGAGAAAACAACACGAAGATTCTAATGAGGTTCTTGCTGAAATAACAACAGAAAATCCTAATAAAGATTTAGTTGTTGAGGAAGATAAACCTAAAAAGAAAAAGGAAAAACAAAATGAAGAGCTTTAAACAATTTAATGAAGCAGGATATACAGATAGATTTGCTCATCAATCAGTAGAAGATGATAATGTGGGTATCTTTGATGTTGCAAATCCTGATTCTTTGCAAAAAGTTAATGCTTATGTAGGTGCAATTGCTGAACAAGAATATTTACAACCAGGTGCTGCTATGCACCAACTAGCGATGAAACTAGGAACTATTGGTCTAAGTTACACTATACCTAAAATTGAAGGTAATAAAGGCAAATCAGTAGTAGAAGTTTCTCAGTTTGGTGGAAGATATGGCAAGACATCTGATAACACTACTTCAGGTGAAGGCGATATTGAAAACGGCGATGGTATTTCTCATAGAAAAGAAGGTGGTTTAAAACTGGAATTCAATTGGGAAAAACAATCAAATAACACTTACAAAGTATTTGCAAATTTAGTTTAATTAAACACATATATATTGATATGTGTAGATTGGTTTTATTATGAGTGATTTTAAGGAGTTAACGCCTGAGAATATTAATATGTTTGCTATCAAACATTATGATAATCCTCATTGTGTTGACGAACAAGAGTTCTTAGATGATATGAAACGATTTAAATATCTGAAAAGATTATTTAGAAAGTATGATACAACTAAAGAATTAAAATCAAGATTAATAATCAATCACATAATTATTCTTGCAAATGTATTTAATATTGACGCAGCCACTACTTTATTGTTTTTTAAAATAGATAGAAAACATTGGTCAATACTTAAAACAATTCTTGTGTTTCTACATTATATGCCAGAAAACGATATGACTGATATTAGAATAAATCAAAAAGTTATGAGTGAGTTAGGAAAAATATGAGTAGAGTTATAGACGCCTTAATTGCTTATAGAGTTGTAAAACTTTTAGTAACACCTTTCAATAAAACAGAAGCATTTAAATTAGGTATTATTGATGATAAAGGTAAGGTATTAATTAAATCAAAAGATTTTCTCAAAACATTTTCAAGTCAACAACTACCAAAAGCACGAAAAGCATATACTATGCTGATTCGTTTTGTATTCAATTTAAAAAGATTATTAAGTAAAGTGGGTATTCGTGGTCCACTAACAACAGCTGCAGCCGCGGCTATAGCATTTTTCAAAGAAGAAAACGGTCAAAATGATTATGTTGAGAGAGTAGTTTATAAACACCTGAAAGAAAATGGTTTTGAGTTTGAAGTAAATGAGAACTATGGTGACTTAATGAGACCCGGTACATATAGAGTTAAACGTAATATTACAGATTTAGAGGGTGATATAGTCATAAATATAGATGAAGAAGTTATATTTGAAGGCAAAACAGATACTATTATGGGATATGATGTTTTCAAGTATAAGAATGTATATTTAACTACGGAGGACTTATATGCCAACGCCTAATACAGCAGACGCTATGAAAAGACATAAAGCTGGTAAAGCAGGCTTTACAGATAAAGCACACTTGAAAGCAAAAGGTCTAATACCTAGAGCAGATGGTACGAAAAGAAAAAGTCCTAAATATGAAGATTTAGACGCACAACCACAAGATAGAGATGTTAAAAAAGTAAAAGGCACACAACCTAAAAAATACTACAAAACATTAGATAAAACTACAAAAAAGAAAAGAGCAGCTTTCTTTAAGAAAAAAGGAGGCACTTATAAAAAATCAGATGATAATGACGATTATAAAGCAGCACCCGGTGATGAGAAGGCAAAAACTAAACCATCTACTTTTACTAAGAAATTTAAAAAGATGTATGGTGAAGATGCCCCAGCAAATGCTACAGGCACAGCAGTTGCAGGAACAGGTGATGATTCATCTACTGTGGTTATGAAGAAAAAGAAAGATAAGGAAACAATGAAAGATAGACTATTAAAAAGATTTAAAATTAAAGAGACTATTGATAGAACAGTTCCTGATTTAGAAAGACCTAAAGATGAAATCAAAGAAAAAGTAAAACATCTAAAAGCAATGGCGATGAGTGAAGCAGATTTAGATGAGGCAATCAAAGGTCTACAAAATAAGGCAAAGAAAACTGGTATGCCTTATTCAATATTAAAACAAGTTTACAATCGAGGTATGGCTGCATGGAAAGGTGGACATAGACCTGGTGCAACGCAACAACAATGGGCGTTTGCAAGAGTAAATAGTTTTGTAACTAAATCATCTGGAACATGGGGCGGCGCTGATAAAGATTTAGCAAAAAAAGTTCGAGCTTCTAAGTAGTAAATGTCAAAGTTATACAAAGAATTTATCAAAGAATATGGTATGGGATATAATGCTTTATACATGAAACCCATGGCCGCACTTAATCCATTAAGAAAAAAAGAAAATGTAAAGAAAGTGAAAGAGAGATGGATAAAGGAACTGAAAAAGAAGAAATAAGAGTGAGAACTCTCTATATGCCAGCTGAGATGGCAGCATGGGGAGATGATTCAACAAAGGAGAACAATCAAATGGAATGGTTAAAAGGAAGAGTAAAAGAGATATCAACATGGTCAGGTGCTTCATTAATTGCACTTGGTCTCCTAATCGTATTAGGCGGTCCTTTCGTTAATATTTTAGCGTGGGCAGCTATCGTTTGGGGTATAATCTCTATTGTTAAAAAAGGTTAAATTATAAAGGACTAATATGGAAATATTAATAACTTTAGCTATGAAGTTCTGGCAATGGTCTATACTAATTGCATTAATTATCATAGGATTTATTGTCAATCTTTTCGATAAGAAAGTTGATAGTAGAGTTAATTTTAAATACTCAGATTATCCTATGATGAAACCTATAAAGATTGCAACAAAAGGCAAGGGTTTTTTCAAAATGATATTAATGTGGTTACTTGGTGTTAGACATTGGGAAATTGCAAAAGACTTTGAGTATGAATTAAATAATCAAAAATTTGTGATACCAGCTGGATTTAAATTCGATGGTGCAAGTATACCTAAATTCTTGCATATGTTTTTATCACCAGTTGGCGTATTACTAATAGGTGGTCTTGTACATGATTATGCTTACAAATATGAAACATTATTATGTAAAAATAAAAAAGATACTATTGGTGATATTACTCAAAAGAAAGCAGATCAAATCTTTAGAGATATTAATATAGAGATAAATGGTTTTTATTTAATGAACTATTTAGCATATTGGTCTTTAAGATTAGGTGGTTTCATGGCTTGGAACAAACACCGTAAGGTAAACGCAAAAATAAAATAATGTTACAATTAAGAATAGCGTTGATCGTAGTACTACTTGCAGGTGCAGGTGGTGGTTATTTGTATGTTAATAAACTACAAAAAGACAACGCTATTCTAAAAACAAACGCAATCAAATTAGAATCTGCCGTTGACGATCAAAAGGCAGTCATTGAACAACAAACAAAAGATTTAAAAAAAATTAGAAGTACAATAAAAGAAATAGAAGAAGTCAATGCTAAATTACAAGCAGATAGAGATGCATTGAACAATAGACTAGGTAAACATGATATAGGCAATCTTGCAGAGAATAAACCTGGTCTTGTAGAAAAGATTATAAACAAAGCAAGTGATAGTGCTGCTAGATGTATGGAGATTGCGTCTGGTAGTCCACTAACAGAGGAGGAGTTAAATGGTAAACCGAATAGGGAATGTCCTAGTTTCTGGCCTAGCGATACTACTTCTAAGTAGTTGTGCAGCTGGTGTTAAAACACTAGAGACTTATAGTATAGAAAAGAAAAGAGAACCATTAGATTTAACTATGCCTGGTCCTTTAAAGTTGCAAGATATTGACTGGATTATTATTACAAAAGAAAATGCTGACGAGGTGTTTGAAAAAATAAAAAACGAAAAGAATGGTGACTATGCTTTGTTTGCATTAACTGATACTGGTTATGAAAAGATAGCACTTAACTTTGCTGATATTCGAAATAAATTAGCAGAACAAAGACAGATTATATTATCTTATAAAGAATACTATGAATCCGAGTAAGAATAAATATAAGTATGTCAGACCTAGAAAAACTTAAAACAGAAATAGCATTACTAAAGAAAGACGCTAAGACTGGTGAGCTCATTCATCAAAGATTAGAAATCGCTGTAGATAAACTCACAGAAATAACTGTATCACTCAAAGGTATGATTGCTCAACAACAAACAAAGTTAGAAAGAGCAGAACAAACAGATGATGATATTTTTGTTACTTTAGAATCTCGAAGAAAAGAATGGGATACCGATCTCAAAGAATTACATTCTAGGATTACTACAAATAGTAGAGAACTAAGAGAGCTACAATATCAATCAGAAACTAAATTACTCAACGAAATACGAATGGTAAGAACTCAATTATCTGAAAGAGTTGGTGTATTAGAGAAATGGCGTTGGGTTATTATTGGTGGTTCTATTATTATTGGACTCATGATGTCTAATCCTGATAGTCCGTTGTTTAAGATGTTTTAGTTGCTTGACTTTACCATTATATAGTGTTATAATGTGTTCATGTCATCTTTCATTGATATTAAGTTTCTCAATCTTCTATCTACCAGACTAGAAAAATTCAAAAGAAAATCAGACTTTCTCTATAACTTTAGATGTCCTCATTGTGGTGATTCTAAGAAATCATCTACAAAAGCAAGAGGTTTCGTTTATCGTAAAAAATCAGATATGTTTTTCAAATGCCATAATTGTGGTGTGGGTCAGACATTAGGTAATCTAATTAAATTTTTAGATCCCACAATGCACAAAGAATATATCTTTGAAAGATTTAAAGAAGGTAAAACACAAGAAGAAAAACCAGAGTTTGATTTTACACCATCTAAAATTTTAAAAAAGAAATCTGCCTATGATAGAATATTAGATGAGTTAATTAGTTTTGATAAATTAGTTACAACACATCCTGCAAAACAATTTGTTTATAAAAGATTAATACCAAAAGAACATTGGGATAAATTTTATTTTTGTCCTAAGTTCTATGAGTGGACTAATAGTATTGTACCTAATAAATTTCCTAGTTTAAGAGACGATCACCCTAGAGTAGTAATACCTTTCTTTGATAGAGAAGGTAAGTTTTTTGCTTTTCAAGGTCGTGCATTTGGTAAAGAAAAACCAAAGTATATTACAATTAAGTTTGACGAAACAAAACAAAAAATATATGGTATCGATAGATTAGATTTAAATAAACCTATTAAGATTACTGAAGGTCCTATTGATAGTTTATTCTTAGACAATGCTGTCGCACTTGCAGGTGCTGACGCAAATATAAAAATTAACCACGAACAATGTACAATGATCTTTGATAATGAACCACGCAATCAAGAAATTGTAAATCGTATGATAAAGGCTGTTGATAAAAAATTTAACTTGGTTGTGTGGCCAAAAACATTGAAATATAAAGATATTAATGATATAATTATTTCAGGAAAAACATCAACAGAGATTGAAACTATTATAAGTAATAACACATATTGCGGACTTACAGCACTACAACATATTAACAACTGGAAAGGTATTTAACAGACATGGTCTCTAACGAACAAATTAATGTAAATAAAAGAAACGGAAGAGGTCTAGAAGCCTTAAATATTGACAAGATTCACTCAATGGTAGGATTTGCAACAGAGGGTATAACAGGTGTTAGTGCTTCTCATGTTGAAATGAATAGTGGTATACAATTCTTTGACAAAATATCAACAGAGGATATACAACAAATATTAATTAAGTCAGCAAATGATCTTATAAGTTTAGAAAATCCTAACTATCAGTATGTCGCAGCAAGACTATTACTATTTTCTCTAAGAAAAAAACTATTTCATAGATTATGGGAACACCCAAAATTTTTAAATCATATTAAAGTATGTATTGAAAAGGGTATGTATGATGAAGAAATCTTAGATAATTATACAGAAGCAGAGATTGACAGAATGGGTATGTGGATTGACCATGAAAGAGATTACAATTTTACCTATGCAGGTCTCAGACAAGTTATGGATAAATATCTTGTTCAAGATAGAAGCACAGGTGAAATATTTGAAACACCACAATTTATGTATATGATGATTTCAGCAACATTGTTTGCAAAATATCCAAAAGAAAGTAGATTACAATATGTCAAAAAATACTATGACGCAATTAGTAAATTTAAAATTAATATTCCCACGCCTGTTATGGCTGGTGTTCGTACTCCTCTTAGGCAGTTTGCGAGTTGTGTATTGGTTGATTCTGATGACACTCTTCCTAGTATCTTTTCTTCCGATATGGCTATTGGTAGTTATGTTGCCCAAAGGGCCGGTATCGGGATTAATGCTGGCAGAATTAGAGGAATTAATTCAAAGATTCGTGGTGGTGAGATACAACATACTGGCGTCATTCCTTTCCTTAAAAAATTTGAAGCAACGGTTAGGTGTTGCACACAAAATGGAGTTAGAGGCGGATCAGCAACAGTTCACTTTCCAATCTGGCACCAAGAAATAGAAGATATACTTGTTTTAAAAAACAATAAAGGTACAGAGGATAATAGAGTAAGAAAACTAGACTACTCTATACAAGTATCTAAATTATTTTATGAGAGATTTATTAAAGATGAAGAAATAACTTTATTCTCACCACATGAAACACCTGGTCTGTATGAAGCATTTGGTATGCCAGAGTTTGATGAGATGTATGAAAAGTATGAAAGAAAAACATCTATTAGTAAAAAGAAAATAAGAGCACAGACTTTGTTTATGGACTTACTTAAAGAAAGAGCAGAGACAGGTCGTATTTACATTATGAATATAGATCATTGTAATACTCATTCATCATTTAAAGATAAAGTTTATATGTCAAATCTATGTCAAGAGATTACATTACCTACTAAACCAATCAAACATATTGATGATGAAGAAGGTGAAATTGCTTTATGTATTTTATCTGCTATCAATCTAGGTTTAATTAAAGATAAGGAAGAACTAGAGGAACTATGTGATTTATCTGTAAGATCATTAGAAGAAATTATAGACTATCAAAAGTATCCTGTTAAGGCTGCAGAAAAATCTACTCTTGCGAGAAGAAGTTTAGGTATTGGCTACATTGGTCTTGCTCATTATCTTGCAAAGAATAAAGTTAAGTATGATAACAAAGAAGCATGGATGTTAGTTGATGAGATTACAGAGGCATTTCAGTATTATCTATTAAAATCAAGTAATACACTAGCGAAAGAAAGAGGTGCTTGTGAATACTTTGATAAAACTAAATATAGTGATGGCATTCTGCCAATTGATTCATATAAAAAAGATGTTGACGATATAGTCAAAAGAAAGTACAGTTATGATTGGACTAGTTTACGAAACGATATCAAGAGCAACGGGTTACGACACTCAACACTATCGGCCCAAATGCCGTCAGAGAGTAGTTCAGTTGTCTCAAATGCTACGAACGGTGTTGAACCACCTCGTGATTATCTTTCAATTAAAAAAAGTAAAAAAGGAACACTTAAACAAATAGTTCCTGATTACAACCGACTAAAGAATTTCTACACATTGTTATGGGATATGAAAAGTAATGAAGGTTACATTAATACAATTTCTGTTATGCAGAAATACTTTGACCAAGCGATAAGTGGAAACTGGAGTTATAATCCAGAGAACTACAAAGACGGCGAGGTGCCTGTGTCAGTAATGGCAAATGACTTATTAACTACATATAAACTAGGATGGAAAACATCCTATTATCAAAACACATATGACGCAAAACAAGATGTAGAAGAACCTGCACATTCTGTTGGGTGGCATGATGATGTAAAAGATAGTACTAAGACCAGAGAGGAATTTAAAACAGATGAAGATTATCAAGAATATTGCGAGGCGTGTGCTATATAATGTCTAAAGTATTTAACACAGAGCAAGTAGATTGGCTAAAACAACCTATGTTTTTCGGAGAAGAACCTAACACACAAAGATTTGACCAACAGAAATATCCTATCTTTGAAAAGTTAAATCAACAACAACTAGGTTTTTTTTGGAGACCAGAAGAGGTATCTCTACAAAAAGATAGAAACGATTTTCAACAATTATCAGATGAACAGAAACATATCTTTACATCTAATTTAAAATATCAAACATTATTAGATAGTGTACAAGGTCGTGGACCATGTCTGGCATTCTTACCATTTTGTAGTTTACCTGAATTAGAATCTATGTTAGTTGCATGGGACTTTAGTGAGACAATACATAGTCGTTCATATACTTACATAATGAAAAATGTTTATCCTGATCCTACTGCTGTTCTAGATACAATTGTCGAAACACCAGAGATTATGGCAAGAGCTGAAACTGTAACAGAGGCATACGATAAGTTTATTACATATGCTCATCAATATCACTTGAATGGTAAAGGCACACAAAAAGAATTAAAGAAATTATTATATCTTACACTAGTTAATGTAAACATACTAGAAGGTATAAGATTCTATGTTTCTTTTGCTTGTAGTTTTGCATTTGGTGAATTAAAACTTATGGAAGGTTCTGCTAAAATTATATCTTTAATTGCAAGAGATGAAAACTTACATCTTGCAGTATCACAAAACATCATAAATAACTATCGAAATAAAGAAAACGATAAAGAGATGTTAGATATCATAAAAGAAACTGAGCAAGAAGTATATGATATGTATAATACTGCTGTTGAACAAGAAAAAGCTTGGGCAACATACTTGTTTAAAGAAGGTTCTATGATTGGTCTAAATGATAAACTATTAAATCAGTATGTAGAATTTATGGCAAATAAAAGAATGAAGGCAATTGGTCTAAAAGGAGTTTATGACCAACCATCAAACAACAATCCATTACCATGGACTCAACATTGGTTGAATAGTCGTGGATTACAAAATGCACCACAAGAAACTGAAATAGAAAGCTATATCGTTGGTGGTATTAAACAAGATGTTGAGAAAGAGACCTTTAAAGGATTTAAACTATGACGAAAAACCCCAATCTAAAGACAGTATGTGATAACTGCTCGGCAACATACATAGTAAAACATGATTTGCCAGAAGATTATATCGAGCAGTTTTGTCCATTCTGTGGAGAAGAACATGAAGAAATTGAGGAAACGATAACAGATATTGATGAAAACTGGAACTAACTGGACCTATAAAGGTAAAGTAGTTGAAGAACTGCCAGAAGATTGTGAAGCTTTTGTTTATCTAATAACAAATCTAATCAATCACAAGAAATATGTAGGTAAGAAGTTAGCAAAATTCAAAACTACAAAGAAACCACTCAAAGGTCGAAAGAATAAAAGACGAGGCACAAAAGAAAGTGATTGGAAAACTTATTGGGGTTCCTCTGAACAATTACAAGATGATGTACTTAAACTAGGTGAACACAGATTCACTAGAGAAATACTATACTACTGTCCTAGTAGGGGTGTTGCAAGTTACATAGAAGCACAAGAACAGTTTGATCGAAAAGTTTTAGAGACTGATGATTACTATAATGGTATTATCAATGTTCGTATTGGTGGCTCAAAAATTTTAAGAGAATCGCTCAAAAAATTGTCAAAAATTTAATTTGTCTAAATAGGATTGAGTAATGCTAAAATAGCTTTACTTGCTCCGAAATTTGATTTGATATCTCAAACTTCACAACACTAAGGCGTGATTATGGCACAGGTAAAAGTCCTAATAATCGCTGCCTCTAAGTGGTGGTATGATAATGTGTCTCATAGATACGAACCTTCAAAGCACTACTTTAGAGGTATCGGTAAAAAAGAACAAAAGTAGAACAAAACTAAAGCATTTTCACGCCCAAGGTGTGTCAAAAGTGTTTCACATACTGAAACAAATCTAAATACTCTCAAAAACCCTTGATTTTATTGACTTTTTTAGACCATTTTTTTATGGAATAATGCTTGCAATATGACCAAATCTCTGATATATTATAGATATGATTAAAAAAGAAAAATACAAAATGGTGTTCAAAACCCATGACGGCGAGTGGCATACTCATTCTTTTTACAACCACAAAGAATGTGTAGCTTACAAAGATAAACTTCTTGACGCCTATGCCTGTTCTGATATTAAGATTTTTCACTATGACTTATCAGATAAAGTTGGTATTGCTCAATGTGTATTTAACGCAATTGGGTTAATTGATATATCAAAAGAGGTATACGCTTAATGTTTCATGTAGTTTATTCTAGACACTATTGGGATCGTGAAGATAATTATGGTACATTTGCTAATTCATGGACTCTTTACAGAAACGTACCATACTCTGAGCTCTTTAAAATGAAAGACGCTATTCCTTCTC